ACATACTACAGAGCCAGTAAATGTTTCAACTATGTCTAAGAAAGACATGGATAAGATGCTTTTTATATTAGATAACTTACGAAAAGGAAAAAACGATGATAGTAGTAGTACAGGGAACGAATGAGTTTAATGACTACAGCGTATTCATTCGTGCTATGGGTGTTGCGCTATCTGGCATGAAAGATGATGATCAAGAGTTTTCAATTTACTCTGTTGGTCCTGTAAAAATTAATGCCATGGTTTCTGAATTTTCAAATCTTTCAGAACGTGGAATGAAAGCAAGAGGAAAGAAAATTAAATACTACAAAGTTCCTGGCCAGTGGGTTGAAGAAAACATGGGGCATGTAAACTATTTTGCATTCTTGTGTAACCCAAAGCAAACACCATCAAAGTTGGTTGCTAAGGCTGAATTAGAAAATATCGAAGTTGGAATTTTTAGATACTAGGGGGAAAGTATGATTGTAACAAGTTTAGAAAAGATGGAAAAGATTGTAAAGGGTAACAACAATCTTTCTTGGATTGGATGGGATGTTGTAGATCTAAAGAGATCTGATTCCGCACGTACTGCCGTTAATGGTGTGAGAGTAAAGGGTCTTTGGTACATGCAAAGAGTTTATAAGGTCACTCGTAACGGATGGGATATTCCAAACAGATATAGGGGCTAAACATGAAACAACATCTATGGAAAGATGCTGCAGAATGTTTAGGTTCTGACACAAATATATTCTTTGATGAATATGAAGAAAAACCAGAAAGTAGAGCCTTTGTTGACTCACTTTGCAGAACGTGTCCAGTAGCAAAGACATGTTTTGCAGTTGGCGTATCTGGTAAAGAGTGGGGAGTTTGGGGCGGTATCTATCTAGAAGGTGGAGAAATCTCAAGAGAGTTTAGTAATCATAGATCAAAGCAAGAATGGTCTTTGACTTGGCAATCATTAACAATGGAGCAATAATATGTGGTCATGGGTATTAGCGGTAATAGGAGTAACAGGCATTTTCTTTGTTGGTCGTAAGACTATTTGGGGATGGCACATTCTTTTACTAAATGAAACTTTATGGATAACTTATGCAATAATGACTAAACAATATGGCTTCATATTCTCTGCATTGGCATATGCAGCGGTATATATTAAATCATACATGCACTGGAAACAAGAAGCATAGTGTATACAGATGCAATGCGTAGGGCTTTTCATTCAGTTATACCACCAAAAGGATTTGGTGTAAACATAATTGATAATGAACACTTTCTTACTATTAAGTTAGATGAAAAGCATTTTGCTGGATTGGTTCATGATGATAAGATCCAGGCATTGCAGTATGTATTAACACTTAAGAACGCTCTTGAAATGGAAGGTGCAATTGTTTTAGTCACTAGAGAGGCAGTCAAGCAGTGACTATCTTTATATCAATTGCTAGTTATAGAGATCCAGAATTGGAAAGAACCATTCATTCTGCTCTGGATAATGCAGTAAATCCACAAGATTTACATTTTGGTGTAATGCTTCAAGAGTTTGAAAGATTTGCACCAGATTTATCTTGGGTTCCAAACCTTACGCTAAACACTATACATCCTAAGATGGCAAGAGGTGCTGGGTATGCAAGAGCACAAATTGTTCCAATGTATTCTGGACAAGACTACTTTCTTCAAATTGATTCACATACAATATTTGAAAAGAACTGGGATCAAATTTGTATTGATCAATATAAAAAAGCACAAGATATATCAAACAACAACAAGATAATTCTTTCTTACTTTCCTCCTCCATTTTATGTAGAGCCAGATAAAACGATTAGTATCATAAAGAACTCTAAAACACAACTGCCATATGCTACAAAGCAAAAGCCAATGCTTACAAAACGTGGCGAGTGGACTGCAGAAAGAGTTAAGTTAACAAATAAAAATCTTCCAGAGCAATCAACAACTATCTTAGCAGGCTTTGTATTTTCTAAGGGAGAACTTATACAAGAAGTTCCATATGATCCAGAGATTAGTTTCTTTGGTGAAGAACTATGTTTTGCAATAAGGGCCTGGACAAGGGGCTGGGATATTTATTCCCCATGTGTAACAATTGCATATCATTTTTATATGCGTGAAGGATATAGCAAGGTTTGGAAAGATAGGAACCTTAGAGAAATATCATGGAAAGAGTTAGAGGTTATTTCTAAGGAAAAGCAGAAGCGTGTTCTGTGCGGAATAGAGGGCGGTATATGGGGAGCAGGGTCTATTAGAACTATTGCTGAATACGAGAAACTAACAGGCTTAGACTTTAAAAAAATGTATAATGCTAGCAGTGATACAATAGTAGTAAGAGAAAAGGAATAGAATGAGAATAGCGATTATAGTACTTAGTTTATTTTCAGTGTCATTTGCTATGGCATATTTTTCTGTACTAAAAAGGCTTGAGGTAATTACCAAGGCATTTGCACAGTTAGTTGTTCTTAACTCTACTATTCAAGAAGCATTTGAAGCAAACATTCAGTCTCCAGTAAGCAAAGAAGATCAAGACATACATAAAGAAAACTTTATTAAGTTTCTTTCTGATTCTCGTGATTGGGCATTTGAGTATATTGAAGATGTGCAAACACAATTAGAGACTTTTGTTAGAGATATTGAACCAGAGATTATGTACTTTGATGAGTATGGACTTGTTGGAGATGCCTATCCACACTACCACTCAATGAAAAAAATATCTGCAGCGTATAAAGATTTAAAGAAGTTGCTTCCAGAGGAAGTCGATGATAGACGCTAGAGGCATCCCAACTTGTGAGTGCCCAAGTTGTGGTGGTACATTGTTTAGAGCCCTAGTTTCTTTTGATTCAAGCACATATATGGTAGGAATGTATCATCTAGATATACAATGCCACGACTGTGGTGCCCTTTGTACAGCACCAACACCTGTAGACCACCCTGAGAATCCAAGCCAAGATCATGGAATGAAAGAATGATTGTTCCAAAATTAAAAAAATTTGAAGACAGTATTAGATATGATTATGCAGTTTGTGAAATAGAAGAGTGCGTTGATGAAGCAAAAATACTTGCCATGACAGAAACAAGATACGTAGACTTCTGTGAAAAACATCACAGAGAATATATAGTGGGGAACAGATGAAAGATATTATATTATCAATAATAACAGGTTTTGGATGTGGCATTGTATTTGCTGCATTCAAATTGCCAGTTCCAGCACCGCCCGTTTTTGCGGGTGTTGCAGGTATCATAGGCCTATGGGCTGGCTACTACATACTAACGAAAGTTATATCCTAGGAGGAAAAATGAACGAACAAATTAAAGCAGTACTAGCATCATACGGACGATCAGTTCTTGGTGCAGCAACTGCAATGTACGCATCTGGTGTGACAGATCCAGAGACATTGGCTTACTCACTACTTGGTGCATTAGTGCCCGTAGTCTTGAGAGCAGTCAATCCATCAGACACGGCATTCGGACGTATGCCTGCCGAGTCAGACATTGAGGCAGCACTAAAGAGTGCTAAGGTTGTTAAGAAGGCTGCTAAGAAGAAGCCTGCTGACAAGAAGTAAGTTTATCTTACATAGAAGGGCGGGTCTTCGGACCCGCTTTTTTATTTCTCTAAAATATCTAGATACTTTTGTTTTAAGTTTTCTGCAGCAAAGTTATTCATAGCAATTTCAAAAGCCTGTTTCTTTTGTTCAATCTTAGATTTTTGTTTCATATAATCATCCACAATTGTTGCAAGATTTTTAGGGTCTGCGTTATGTACATCAAGCACTGCTCTAGTTCTAAGTATACCAATCTTGTTAGACTTTGCTAGCCACTCTTGGGGAAGAATCTTGTTGTTTGGAGATATGTCTGTCATAAATACTGGAAGCCCAGACATAAGCGCTTCGTTCATGGGCAGGCATAGTCCAGCATATCTTCTTGGCAATATCATTGCATCAAAGCCATCATACATATTCTCACGGCTTTCTGAATCTGTATTGTCTATTACTAATCTTGGATCATCGCACTTTATATCTAGCGGTGTCTGCGTTCTGATTACAACCTGAAAGTCTTCTTCCGCATACTTAAGCATATCTACTACAGAATTTGTACCATTTCTATCTTCAGAAGCAGCCTTTCCTCCAATGTGCAGTATTCGATTGTGATTTTTAGAAAGGTTGTTATCTCTTACTTTATCAAACAATGTATGGTCTGTTGGCGGCGGTAGATAGGTAACATTAGTTTTACTACCAAATAACTCAGTCATATGATCAAAGTTCCATAGACTAGGGCCAAGGAATACATCTGGCAAAGCAAAATCAGATCTATTTAAATGATCTAAATACTCATAGTTATATTGCAATACAGTCTTAACTCCAACACGCCTAGCAAGGTCTATAAACTGATTACTATAAAATGTTTCACACGTTAATACAACATCTAATCCACGAAGAAAAGATGTTATGTCTCCATTTCTAGGAAAGCCTCTAACTGGCTGTATATCATATCCGTTATACCATTCTGGATGTTGCTTATTCTTATTAAAAGATGTTGAATTAATAAGCATAATCTTTGTTGGATTAAGCATGTTTACAAGTTCTCTTGTCTGGTTGCCAAGCCCACTATTATCTGATCTTGCAATAATTCCCAATCTCATTCTTTATATCCCCAAGCATCATCATCTGTTGTAAATTTTCTACCACCTTCACGTCCATCTAAATGATAGGAACGTTTAATGTCACCCTCTGGATGATATATCCAAAGTTTATGTTTGATCCAGCCATCATCTTGAACAACTCCATGAAACTTATCTTCAATAAAAGTTTTTTCATCTGAAACTCGCAACACTTCCTCACGATAATAATCAACACGAGACAGGTGTGGTCTTTGACTCCATTGAATTGTTTTTAAAAAGTTTCCCCTTTTCTTAAGCATTAGGTGGCTATGGTCTGGAGGAATTGATGCTTCAAAGTGAAATCTAATTGTATTTGCTTTACCAAACTCCAACATATCTAAGCATTCATCCCAATGAATATGTCTGTCACCAGTAATTGGAGCATCTCCTTCAACATAAAGCATTATGGGTGTTTTAATTAAGTCTATTGTTTTTTTCATCATTGTTGTTTGATGGCTATGCTCATCAAATATTATTGGTAGAACATTTTTCCATTCATGCAAACATTTCCATAAAACACGACTTTTAAATTCATCATAGTCTGTTTTTCTATTAAGTCTTTCTTCACGAAGACCATCTACTTGTAAGATTATTTCGCTTTCTGGAAGTTGCATTCTTATTTGTTTAATTGTTTCATCAAGTATTCCTGTATCAGGATGGCTTGGTAGAACAGAAGTTACAACAATAACAGTCACATCATTTTTATTCATTAACTTGCTCCATAATCTTTATACCTAGATCTCTTTTATATTTAATCCACCAAGCAACCATCCTATGCATATTTTGTGGATAATCCTCCAACAGTCTTGGAACTAAGTTATTCAGTTCAGACCAATCAGAAACATATGCAGTTGGCGGCTCATATCCAAAAACATCTTTATAAAACTCTAGATACACACCCTTTGAGTTTATCATATCTCCAATTGGTAGGCAAAGCATTTCAATTGCCTCAAAGAATCTAAATGTATCTAACGTTGCAGCACCAGCAGGGGCAGGAGCGATCTTAGCACTGGCTAGGGCCTTGTAGTAGTCTTTAGGCTCTCCGCCCTGTGCAAAGCCTGCTGTGAGGGTAAAAAGGGCATTTGGCAGGGTAGGTAGAACTTTTGCTACCTGTTGTCTTCTTTCATGTGTTATTTGACCACTAAAATATACATCATAGTTTTTTAATGGATAGTCTGGAAGTAAATTTTTTAAATGTTGGGGTACGCCAATTGGGAGTTTATTTAACTTACTATGCTTAGCATATGGATACTGAACCCACATTTCAGCATTAGGGTGTTTAATTTTAGTTATATCAAACCTACCCTCCTCATCACCATTAATAAATAAAACAAGCCTTGATATATTTTGTATTTCTTTATTAATATATTCTTCATGCTTGATGTTTTGTGGTCCAGGAACAACAACAATGGCTCTATCTTCTTGTGGCAAAGAAGTCACCTTGATCTGCTCTATGTTATATTTAGTAAATATTTCTTTTAACAATCCATAGTCCCACTTGTCAGCAGCACAATCGTTTTCGCTAAAAGAAAGAAGATATGTTTTAATCATTTTATAACTTTCCACAAGTTTTCTTCAACTAATAGTTTTTCTATAAGGTTTTCATCTATCTGTGAACCATATTCTTTTATTGCGTTTAGTTTTTCTTTTGTAAATTTTGTTGAAATTTTTTCTAGGCTATATTTTGATTTAAACTTATTTAATCTTTCTTCATAAAGTTGTGGGTATAGAACTCTATAAGGAAGTTCTGAATAAAAAAAATATTCTTTTACAAAATTATCCATAACACTAAATATGGTATCTGATAATAAGATATGGTCTGGATGATGGACTCCTAGTGGGATATAAATATGATCAAAATCTTTAATGATACTTATAACCCAATTAGTCAAG